CATCAGCGTCATCGACGAAGCGACCATTTATATCAACAATAACAACATCCTCTCGGGTTTTCCGGGATCGGTGTTTTATTCATATAAACAACCTATCGATCATGGTCTGGCGATTCCGACCAAGAACATTTACATGTACAACTTTGCCAAGAACCCCCGGGTTTTGACCGGCGGTCTCGATTTCAGCACGCTCAACTACAGTACGTCCCACCTCGACATGACTTTCCGGGCCGCCTATGCGCCTCAGATTGCCGCCCAGTACAACCTGCACATGTACTATTACGGCTATCGTACGGTTCAAATTTCGGACGGCAAGATTTCTTACGTCTGATTGTACAACCCGACATAGCCATTTCCATTGTTTACCGCGTAGGCCCCGACGGCCACCTTTGCACCGTCGTGGCTCACGTTGAGCGCCGAGCCGAAACGCGAATCCACCACGCCCGTCTGATTCTGGATAACGTTCGCGGCGCTCCATACTCCACCCGAATATGTATAAGCGGCGGCATAGCCCGCGATCGAGGCTCCGACGATCGCAGTGTTGCCGTTGTTTGTGAGCGCCACGGCGCTTCCGAATTGGGCACCGGAACCCGCCTCGCTTATGAGTCGGACGGGAGAGCCCCATGAGCCGCTGCTGTACCGGTAAACGGCCGTGTACTCGTTGTTCGGCGCGCCGACGATGATCGCATCACCGGTCGGTGCCATATACACCGACCAGCCGAAATTGACCGTCACCGGAAGACTGGTCGAAAGCACGGTCGCCGCACTCCACATCATACCGTCGAAATTATACACGGCGACGTATCTGGCGTTCGGCGCACCGACGACCGCCACGCTCCCATCCATGCTGATCGAAACCGAGTAGCCGAAGAAGGCCACCGGGGATGCCGCCGTACTGATGAGCGGTATCTCGACTGCGCTCGCCCATGTAGGGCCCGTCTTCATGAAAATGCACGCGTAGCCCGCGAGACCGAAAGCGCGCGGCGCCCCGACGATTGCTACCATGCCCATAGAGTCGATCGCGACCGACCACCCGTACGTAAAGTCGGCGTACGACGACGGAATAGGAATACCGCCATTCCAGGATGTTCCATCGAAAGTGTAGATCGAGGCATATCCCCGACCGCCGTTCGCGGCCGGTGTACCGGCGATGACGTTCATCCCGTCGTCCGTGACGTCGACCGAGTACCCAAAGTACGAATTCGGGCCGAGCGCCGAAGTGAGCTGGGAACCCGTGTCCCATTCTGTTCCGTCGTACGAGTACACGGTCACTACACCGATGTTCTGATTCGTGCCGGCCGCGCCGACGACGAGGCTCGTCCCATCGTTATTCAGGGCGAGCGCCTGGCCATAGTACAGGTAGGTCGGACTCGGGCCGAAAATACGATTAAACTCGTAAAGTGGGGCTGGCGGTGGAGGTGGAAAGACATACGGGATAATCTCATCGGAATTGTAGGTTGCTGTTCCGCTCTCAATGTACGGATAAACGATCCGGCCATTCCCTTTTTCGACCAAAAAGATGTTGTACGAGTGGGCGTAGATCCTCAAGGCTCGCCAGACGTTTGATGGTATCAGACTCAAGATGTGGCGCTGGCGAGTCACAGCCGACATGTTGACCGAACCGTTCTCTTGTTCGCTTTCAGGTTCGAGTTCGAACGAATACGAATAGTAATTCCGTTCGGTCTTGCGCGTATGATTCGAGGTGAAGGTCAAGAATTGGGGCGTCCCGATATCTTCGGTGATGATCTCTTCGTCGTCGAGCAAGAGCCTCATCGTCACGAGGTCGTTTGAGTAGTTGTAGACGTTCGCAGTGTACTGATCTTCCTGGATGATCCAAAAAAGCTCCTTGACCATGTTCACAAAGGTGGTGTCGCATGAGTACTCCGTCAGCGTATTTGGAATTTTAAACTCTGTCCGTTGGAACGTCCGAGGAACATACGAGAGCCTGTTCGACTTGAGGTACTCCCGTTCAGCCTTGGACACATAGACATAGTCGACGTACAAGGCCATACTCACGGGGTTGGTGTACGAGATGCCGTAGGCAAAGTATGTCGAAGGTTGGAAAATGAGACGGATCGTCGGGGGCTCGTCGAGTGCACACAGCGGCATCTTCACGGTGAATGGGAATTGGATGTAGTACGTGACGAGGTTGCTCGTCGTTTGGGTTCCGACGAGGTTTGAAAGACCCCCTTGTTTCGCCTCTGGGATTGTGAGATCTCCGAGAATAAACATCGACTCGCCGTAGTGCCGTTCGATCAGTTGGTCCTTGTACAAGAGCTCGACCCGATCGATCATCGCCGTGCCGGCCGAGTTTTGGACCAACGTTGACAAGTAGGTGCTTACGCCATCCACAGACACCTGATTCGTGTTTGTCGGAAAGTCGAGCGGCCAATCGACTCGAAGCGTCACGGTGTCGATGATGTCCCCGCCAGCCTTGGCGAGCGTGACTGATATGTCGTCACCGAAGTGAACATCCTTGTCGAATTGAAGACGAATGCTCTGACGAGCAAACTGCGCTGGTGGCGACATCTACTATCTAGCCGACATAAATTTGAGCGACAACTTCGACGTTCCAGCGACCGTTGACGCTCGACATGTCGTACCATTCGGGTGAGTTGAAAAGCAGGCCGCCCATACCGTCTCGGACCCGGAGAACGTTGTAATTTCGGGTGTATATCCGAGTGTAGGAGTTCGTCTTGGGAACTTTTACTATGGGGTACGTGACATTGACGTCCCGGATACGCGAAAAATTGACCGTCCCGGAAGGCATATTCCCTTCCGGATCAAAAGCGAACGAGAGGAACGACACGTTCCGTTGAGGCATCGTCGTGTGATATCTCATCGGTTCGAAGATCCATGTCGTATAGTCGAGCGACGATTCTCCGTTGAAGAAAAGTCGAACCGGGGCCGTCTGTGTGGTGTACTGATATGGGGTGATGGCAATTCCTGGCAGCTTCACACCACTCTTAGGGGCTGTATAGATGTCGAATGGATCAACCGGCAATTCCTGGTTCAGGATGAACATCTCCTTGACCGGCCCGCTCGACACGGACTTTATATGGACCGAGTCTTCGGATGACTGACTGAGCGATGTCTGCATCACGTAGTACTCTGAAGGAAGCTTCGTTTTCTCCGGAAGTTTATCGTACCGGACGATAAGCGACGCATCGATGAGCTGTGGATTGACGATCGGAGCCGTGTCGTAACGAATGATAAACGCCGGGATGCTCACGTTCGACGTCGGTGAAATGATACCACTCGTAAAGGGAAGATGGAACAGAAAGCGACCGTCGTACACCATCGGTCCGACCGTCATTGCGTAACCGTACGGGTTTGGAATCTGGAAATTCGAGACGTTGCCGGCGCCGGTATTGTAATTGTTCCACGAGTATGCAGCGTTCGACGTGAAATCCAACGTCGTGTCGTACTGAATACGGACCGATGAAAGGTACGACGTGAGATGAATGTACTGGCCGTCGAAGAGCGCCTCTTTAATTGCCGGGTCGGTCGTCGGCATCATATACTGGTTGACAAGCCCCATCGAAGCATCGTAGAACCCGCCGTTCACAGGGGTGACCCAGTTGTACGCTTGCCACGTGTCCGTCTTCGTGTTGTACCGGATCCAATAGTCTGTTCCGGCGCTGACCGGGCCGCCGACCGCCAGACTCTCCGTCAGGGTCACATCCGTGAACCAGTAGACGTACGTTCCGTCAAAGACCGAGAATGAAAAGTTTTGCTGCGGGATGCTGAGCAGCGAACTGTAATTATAAAATGTCCAGACGTCACTGGCTATATTATACTTGAAGACCAGCGGAAGTTGATACTTGTCGACGTACCACATATTTGTCCCATCGAACACCGGCTGGGTCGAAAAATTCACGTCGAACGGAGCCGGGACGAGGTTCGACGTGGCTCCTGAGGATGTGTTGTAAACGAAGACGTTCGTGTACTGGGACCCGGCGTACGAGTCGTTCACGGTCGACGTCACGTACAAGTTTGTTCCGTCGGTCCCGAGTGTGTACGTCGAGACCGGGAAGTAGAAACCGAGTGGGATTCCGGCCGGAATATTCGGGACCGTCACGAGCTTGTAAAACGGAAGCGGTGTTCCAGGGGCAAGCGCCGGCGTGTTGGTCGGACCGAAAAATGCAATCGTTACATAGTTGTATGTAATGTCCACCACGGCACCAAATATCGTTTTTGAGAGCGCGACGAGCTGGTTGAGCTGGACGCCCGTCACATCCATGAACGGGATAGTGAGCGTTGTCGCACCCGTTTGATCCGCAACGGGCGCAGCGACAATCTGTACAAACTCGATGCCGGCCGGGATGAACACGATCGTCACGTATGTGTATGTCACATCGGCGACAAGACCTATGACCGTCTGGGACAAGGGAAGAATCAGTCCCGGAGCGACACCGGTCACGTCATCAAATATGATCGTCGTGTAAGATACATCGGACTGGGTCGGCACTTCGACCGCTACGTTGTGTGTGAAGAGCGGTTGGGCCACCAAGGGCGTCTTGGCAATTTCGCTCGGCAGGGTGGTCAAAGGCAGCGGACCGCGCATGACCGTCGAGTAGATACTGCCTGTCAGACCGACCACGTACAAGTTCTTTCCGATTGTCGCGATCGATTCGTTTTGGACGAAATCCGGGAAAATTTGAAGTGTCGAGGCAGAATTGTCGGTCACGATATCTTTGTGGAGATCGAATACGATAAAGTACGGGATCTTTTGGTTAATCTCCAGAACCGTCACACTGGTAAACATGTACACGTATTGACCATCCCATGCGACGCTATCGATGACGAGCGCGAGCGTCACGACGCCAAACCCTGGGATCACCTCATTGAAAGGAATGCCCGGTATACCCGATATGTTATCTCCGGTGATGTAATTGAAATAGACGAGTTTGTCTGTTATAAACTGAGACGTGTTCGGAGTGATGTTAAAAAAAGTGTCAAAGTCAAGAACGACCTGGACGTCCTGTTTGTAGAGATCATGGATGGGAATATCGAAACCCTGTGTGAATGGCAGGGACACGTAGTATGTACGGGCTCGACGACTCGAGCTCGTATCGTTCTTTCCGGTCAGAAGTGTAAGACCAGCCTGGTTTTCATACGGAATCATGACATCATCTTGGATTTCGATAAACTCACCGGTGACCGTGTCTATCGTTTGACCACCGATGAGAAGTCGAGCCGTCCGAAGAATAAATGTGCCGACCGAGTCACAGTAGATGACCGGTACGGGCGCTGGAAAGTACCCCTGGATCCAACCAGACTGCTCGTATGTCAAGGGCGACTGTGGGACGACAGCGTACACGTAGATGTACTCGTTCGCCTGGACTGAAATTCGAAATAGGGCGTTGAAGTAATCAAAGCCAAAGAAGGAGGCGTCAGCCTGAAGAAAGCCTATGTACGCTAAGCTACTCAGGTATGTGAATATGAAGTTTTCAGGACCGGCCGTGAGTTGGATATCAGGATTTTGATTGTCGAACCATTGGAGGTTCTGAGTGGAGTAGTACTGGACAGTCTGATTCGCCTGGTACTGATCGTAGGTCCAGTCGTCCCGGAACACATAGATACTCGGTGGAACGATATCAGATGTTGGGTAGACCCACCCGGCCGTGCTCGTCGGAATTTCGAGCTGAGGAAGGTTGATCCGAAGTGTAATGTCGGTAATACGCTCGCCAAATTCGGGAAGAGTCGTCGTCGCAGTGCCTCCAAAGGGACAAGGGTTGTTAAAGGGCACCTGGATCGACTTTTGGAGATATGTTTCTTCCGAGGGCTCCTTGGGCAAGAAAAGCGAATGGTACGGGTTTCCCGTGAACCATGCGTTCTGCTCCCCCTGATGTGCAAGTCTTTGCATCCTGATATCTGCATTTTTTTTATTGCGTCCAGGTTCAGCAGCGAAAACATCTGCTCTTAGCAGATGAATCTCCAACTCAGGAAATTCGACCCGTCAAAGATTGGCGACGACAAGGTGTGTGTGTTCATCGGCAAGCGCGGCACAGGAAAGTCGACGCTCGTCACGGACATTATGTACCACAAGAGACACCTGCCATGTGGCATCGTCATGTCAGGCACCGAGGACGGCAACCACTTTTATCGTCAGTTTGTCCCAGACCTGTTCATTTACGGTGATTACAACCGCGAGGCGATCGAGCGGATCCTCGAGCGTCAGCGCAGGCTCGTCGGCGCCGGCAAACCCTCTGGGGCGTTCCTCCTCATGGACGACTGTATGTACGACAAGTCATTCATGAAGGACACATGTATCCGACAGTGTTTCATGAACGGTCGCCACTGGAAGCTCTTCTTCATGCTGACGATGCAGTACTGCATGGACCTCTCACCGGACCTGCGCGCCAACGTCGATTACGTCTTCGTCCTACGTGAAAATGTGATTCAGAATCGCGAGCGACTTTACAAGGCGTTTTTCGGTGTGTTTCCGACGTTCGACATGTTCTGTCAGGTGATGAATTCCTGTACAGAAAACTACGAGTGTCTCGTGCTCGACAATACGAGCAAATCGAACCGTATCGAAGACTGTGTCTTCTATTACAAGGCGCCG